CCAATCGTTGTACAAGCCGCCCACTGCCGCAAACGATAACACCCCAGAGCCGTTTGTGACCAAAGCCTCTCCATTGTTGCCCGTGGAGCTTGGTAGCGTCAAGGTAATGTCAGCGGTAGATGCTGGGCCAATAAGGGTAACTTTGTTTGTACCGTTATCAGAATCTTCAAAAAATTCAAGAAAGCCTGCACTAGTTGCAGCATTTTTAAGTTGCACCCCTGCATTGGCTATGGGCGTGGTTAACACTGGAGTCGTAAGCGTTTTGTTAGTAAGCGTCTGTGTTGCCGCAATACCCGCCAGAGTATCCGTAGATGCTGGAAGGGTAAGGGTTACGTTACCTGAGAACGCAGAGTGCGGGGGAGCCTGAATTTGAGCGTAGTGAGCGTTGCTCTGCTCGCAATAAAACTTTATTGTTGATTGGGTTCCGCCATTCTTGATTGCTATGTCGCCAGCAGATATCTCTACAAGACCCGCTATTACAGCCTTGACTGTGCCTGTCGGTATCTCAATGACGTCTGCCGCCGCGTCGTTCTGAATGGTGACGTCGTTAGTTGATCCTTGCCCAGTAATCATCAGGCCGTTGGCGCTTGTATAGCCAATAGCCGCGTTATCACCAGCGGATGTAGTTGCAGTGGCCTCTACGGTTGTTCCTGTAATTACGCCGCTTGAGGTAATTGCGCCAGAGGTGGTGAGTGCCGCAATCGTAGTGGTGCCAGTCAAATCTAAATCGACTAGAGCATCCGCGACTGCGGCGCCAGAGCCCGCGCCGTCAAGATATACAGCTTTCAAAGCGCCATTAGCTATGTTGACAGTAGCTCCAGAGCCCTGCTTAATCGTAATTATCTGAGAGCCAGTGGTGGCGTTCTCAATAAACATAACTCGATTAAGGGTGTTGGGAGCAATTGTCAAAACCCTTGTGGTGCTTAGTGTGGCTCCAGATGTAACTTTAAAGTAAAAAGATCTGGCTGGGTCACTCGCGCCGTCCGCAACTGTAGTGGTTGCGTTTGCGTCCGAAGCAAAACAATTTTGAGTACCGAACCCTAAAGCTTCACCGATAAACTCTAAATTACTGTTAGTTGTTGTGCCCCAGCTACCAGAACCCTCTCCAGTAGCAAGTTCCGTAAGTCGCAAATTATTAACGTATGTTGCCATTCTATGTGTCCTCTGTTATCTATCAACCACGCTGTAGCTGGGCACCTGTGCGGTGTCTATTAATCCCCAAACAGGCATTTTGACCATTGTGTCGGCTGTCATAGTAACGCCCACTGGATATATGTTTGCATCCGCTATAATAGACACAGATCCAATAGAGAAAGTTGCAGAAACGCCCGTTGGCACCTCTACAACCTCATTTTCTAACACTGTAACGGAGCCAACGCTTGCTGTAAAGCCAACTCCTGCTGGGTAGTATTTACTACCGGGATCTACGGTAACGGCACCAACGCCAGACGTCATGGCGCCAGCAGAGCTTAAATTGATGGGGATTGTTGTGCCCCAAGGGCCATCGCCCCATGCCTCTCGACCCCAGCCGCTAATCATCTGAGTGTCAGGCTCTGCGGCGCCCACACCAATTGTCATTCCAGCGGGTGCTGTGATGTCCACTGTGCCTGCGGCATTCCAAGCGCCAGTGCTCCAGCCCTGTCGTCCCCAGCCTGTTAAGTCAGACACGCTTAACCGCCTAAGTCAGCTTTTGCTGATCTTAGATCCGATTGAATCTTAATTAAACTTTTTTTCGCAGAGCAAGGCATATCTGAATTCTCTAGCAAATATCTTAATTCGTCTAGCGAACGATTTATTTTACGTGAAACTTCGCCCACTGCTTTCAAATGTAAAGCCATTATACACCTACGCGACCTCTTGCAAACCTTGAAATTTTCTGTCCAAGATTCTGCGAACCTTAGAGTAACTTATGTCCTTCGCGCATTCGTGCAAAGAGGAGACTTCTCGGGCAATCCTTTTGGCGCCCAGACCCCTATCTCTCAAGCTGTAAATAGTAGATAGCACCTCTTGCTCTTCGGGTATCTCAACAAGCCTAGTGCGGGTCTTGTTGCCGTGCTTCTCCTTTTCTTTTCGATATCCAAACGGTGCGCTACCGCCAATAAAGTATCCGCGTGACGCCCAATCTACCTTGCCATCGCCAAATCTGTCCTTGATTGTAGAGTGCTCGATCTCAGCCACGGCAGATAAAACCATCAGCATAATTTGATTAGCCATCTCGTTCATATCGAATTTGCTTCGCAGACCTTTCTGGCCTTCTGGCTTGGGATAAACAATCGGAACCTCACCAAACTGCTCGCAAAAAAACAGCGTAATCCCAATGTCCTGCAAAACTGGTATTATAGCTAAAAGGTCTGCGCTTGAGCGAGACAAACGATCCAATCGAGTGCAAATAACAATGTCGTTCTGATCGATGACGTCAGTCAGACCACGGGATCCTCCTCTTTCAAGTATTGGCATCGTGCCAGACACGCCGTCGTCAACAAAAAAATCTGTAACCTCTCGGTTGTACTTTTCTTTGACGAACTCAGAGATCTGCTGTTGCTGAACATCAATAGACACGCCGCTACGAACCTGCTCTTTAGTTGAAACACGAACGTAGCCATAGATGTTATTGATCTGTTTGAGCGGTTTGATCATGCAACCTTCCTCTCTCGGCATTTGTAGCCGTAATCTATAAGCTCTTCGTAAAGACGCTCCCAGTTAATATCGAGCGGGCGCCCGTTAGTTGATCGGTCAGCAAACAAAACAGCGTCGCCCTTTACTAGCTCAACGCCAGCGTAGTTCTTGGGCACTCCGTCATAGATAATTTCTATCCCATGCAACTTGCAGACTCGACGAACGCGGTTTGCAAAGACTTTCTTGAGCCTTGCAGTCTCTGATACGTTACTCATGCTACTACCTCCACGGTATTGTATCCAAATCCATTATTGCCAAGGGATTCTTCAAGATCAGAGATACCGCTGTTCTGAATCCAAGACTTCACAAACTCCCGCTTTGTCTTATCTGATTCGCACAAATCGTCCATGTATGTCTGAATGACATTAGCATCCACATCCACCGTAAATTCAATTTTTACCTTCATATCACGCAACCTCCTTCTCAATAAATTCATTCCAAAGCTTCAGGCCAGTCTTGCTCTTGGCGCAGTCATCGGCAATCGTAATTAGATACAAAGCCAACTCCGCGTTCTTGCCTGTCGCAACATCCACTAGCTCCTCAACATCCATGCCAACCTTGCCTGCCGCGTTCTTGAATATCGGCGGCAACATCATTGCCACGTTGGGAGGAACCTCGTACTTTTTTGCAAACACATTTATCTTTCCAACTAAAACACTCATCACACTCTCCTTAATTAAGACCCATTATAGCACATATCGTGTCGTTGTGCAATTGCGCATACAAAAACGGCCAGAAAAACTGACCATCTTTGCTAAACATTTTTACTTTGAAGCAAAGTGAAGATCGAAGCTGTAATACGGCTCGGCGTATCCCCAGTCTCCAGTCACATCAAAGGAAGTGCAAATTCCCCACTCGTAGGGGCCCTCTTCCCAAGTTACCGACCAGCATTTATAGCCAGTGTATTCAACCTCCTCGCTGGGAGATCTAAGGATCGGGCCGTAGTCGGTGTTATAGCCAGCCTTCTTGGCGTAGGCTTTAAGTGACTTGTGAAATCCCTTGGCCGCGCCCGCGCAGGTCTTGTACTTGCTCGGATCGAAGCCGTTTAGTACAGCGAACGTAGTGCCGCTGGTTGGATCTGAACATTTAGCGTGAAACATAATTTCTCCTATGCCCCCTTGGGGGCGGTTCGTCCGCGCAAAAGGGCGTGGATTAACTTCGCCTCTTTGCCTTTGATTCTTGGATCTTTCTTAATGGCCTTATCGACCGCCTTTTTGTTGTACTTAGTCACCCTTGGCCTCCATTTTTGCTTTGGTTGGTCGCTTGTAAAAGCCGAACTTGTTATCGTCTTCGCTGGCCTCAACAGTGGCAGAGAAGGTAACGCGACTGCCTTTGACTGTAGTCCTATCCTCGTAGGCCGCGTTACTCAGTGATCTAGGCACGGAGCCCCAGACTTTAAAGCCTCGATCATCACGAACCAGCATCTTCAGAGTATCGCCGTAGTAGCCCTCCTGAGTTTTTACAGTAATGACCTCACCAGTGATGACCTGCTTGCCGTTCACGATAGCCTCTGCATCAGCGTTCTCGGCGGCGTTCTTTGCCGCCCACTCGGCCTTCTTGGCTATGTTGCCATCAATGATCTTCAAGACAGCCGCGCCCTGATTTGGTGAAAGCTTGCCGTAAGCGCTAAGAGCTTCGTCCAAGCTTCTCGCAAATTCGTTGCTCATCGCATTGGAGAGTAGCCAAGTGTGGATCTCATCAGCACGCTCCTGAGTTTTTAACCATGTCTTGCGAGCGTTGGCGATAATGTTGCGCTTGATAGCGTTGCTATACGCCTCTGGGTTTTCGATTTCGCTCCCGCCTGCTATATACCCTACCCTGTGTCCCATAACTTTCTCCAATTGATTAACTACATTGCTATAGTCTCACATATCGTGTCGTTGTGCAAGTGTTTGGACAAAATAAATCAAAATTATTCCTCGGTCTTCCAAATGGTGATCTCTCGAACGCCATTAACCCTTTCTGAGCGAGTCACAACTTTGCACTTGGGATCTGACTGGCGAATCGCGGCGGAGATCTTTTGCTTCTCCAGATCGTCTTTGACGATCACGCAGTCGCCGTACTCCATAAAATAAACAAATCCATACTTGACAGATCGACCTGCTCTTGCTGGGATTGGCTTGCCTTTGATAATCTCCATGATTTTCTCCTTATCTCAAGCTTCCGAGAAGCGGGAATTCCCAATAGTCACCGACCTCATAGTCGTATTCAGCCGCATTTGTATCAACGTGCGTCGCATAATCGTAGCGACCTTCTATCCACACGACCGCATCAGTACCGAATTCTTTGACCGCTTCCGCAACCACCTGTTTTATGTATGCCATCGATATTCGGCCAGAGCCGTAATTGTCGTAGCGTTCGTTGTCATCCTTGTCGGCCATCACTATCTTCCACCCGTCCGTGGTGACAATCGGATAACCCCTGATCTTGTTTGCCGCGACACCCGCACGGACATCTCTGCGCAGTTCAGCGATTTGGTTAAGAATGCTTGGCGCCTTTTCTGTTACATTTTTCACACTAGTCTCCTAGCCCCCGCAGGGGCGGTTGGTGGTTAAGCGACCATTTTTCGCTTGGTTGAGCCGACTTGGCTGTTCAGTGATACCTTCTTTCCTTTTGCGTAACCCGCGTTGTAAGCGTTCTGCGATACGCTGTAAGATCTTCCTGCGCTGTAGCTTAGATTGAAGCGCTTGATAATCAGGTCTTTCTTCACAACAACCAGATCTGTGCCAGTCGTCGCCTTGCTGAGCTCTTCCTCTCGCTCGGCCTTGATCTCTCGGCATCGATCTAAAATTGCGAATACCACCCCCATCTTGAAACTGTTGCGATCTCGGCGCGAGCCATCAAACTTCTTAGCCAGCCGCTCAGTCACAGCAACCAAGTAGTCAAACATCAGTAGCGCAACCTGAGTGTCTTCGGGCGTGCCGCAAAACTTTATCTCGTTGTTTCGCTTGGTCGGCAACGTGCTTGTGAGATAAGAGGCTGACCACGCCAGATTCCATACCCAGCTAGAGTTGCGACTCTCGCCAGTCTCAGCGGCCACCATGTCGTCCTTGTTGATAGTCTGCGCGGTGAGCTCGGCGTACTGAATGTCGTGCTTTCGCATCATGCTCTCGGCGCGGCGCAGTGCTATCGACGCCTCGTTCTCGTTAGACGCGGAGTGCTTGGCCATAGCCAGCAGTTTCTGCACTCGATCTAATAATTTCGCTCTATCGTTCACACTAGTCTCCTAGCCCCC